CTAGAGGGTTGTAAAAATTCTTATCACGAAGCATCTGTAATGTGGGAAACTTTCCGTCGAAAGAGCCTTGATCTAGCCCGTACTGCTTAAATCGACGTAAGTCCCATCTTTCATTGGCTGCAGCTAGTACTCGCAAATGAAGAGAGCCTTGAGCCCTCATTTCCACTACGACCATATTGTAAAGATACTCCATATAGCCGAAAACAAAGTCATCTGAACCGTAAGTACCGTATGCATGACCTATTAGTGACAGGGCGAAATCAAGAAGGTCCCGTTTTGCTGGTTCACGTCCCCATGCCAACTTAGGAGCTAATTCAGATATAGGACGCCATGGAAGAAAAATGGCCTGTCCTGGTCGCTCATCTACGTTAATAACCGCATAATGCTTGAGAAAAATAACTCCGCGGCGGACTAAGGCTCCATGGCTAACATCCGAATGGAACTGCGTCGTCTCATGAATGTCGCGAATCTCCATTCCATGATTATCTTTAAGCCATTTTGCAAAGCCATAGTAAGAGAAATTGTTAACCCAGAACGGATCATCTAAAAGGGATAAAATATGGTCGTCCCCATAAACTACATATATGACGGCGATAAAGAATTCTGCCCAAGCCTTTTTCTGATCCTTAGGTGACATCTTAGAAATCTGTATGACAGAATACCAGCAGAACAAAAAAAGATTTATCCATGAATTAGCATGAGATGTCTGGTATTGCCCAGAAGGAATATGTCCTTGTATACGAACCCAGATGGAATAAACCAAATGTTGAACTCGATCTATCATACGTTCCGCGACAAATCGACATATTTGTGAGAGTATCATATACAACTCTGGGTCCTTCACCTTGGAGTAGTAAGCCATCATTTCCTTACAGTATATTTCCACCAAAAGTCGTCTAACAGATTGGTCCCATTTAGAGAAATCACCGTCATAATAACGCCTAGGCCTAGCATCAGGAGTTAGAATGCGGAAAAGATGTTCCATTCCTCCATGTGTCCATTTCTGTCCTATACGTATATTACGTCTTTCGAAAACCATTTTTGGGCGGGAAATTAGCCGTTCCATTAGAATGTAAGTTAGATTAGGAATGACGAAGAGTCGCATTTTGCTAGAAACTGCTTTCCCCCAATACGAATCGTCACATAATTTCGAAAATTCTAAAAATATGTGGTCGTACTTAGCCGATGTAGAAAAAGAAACAAAGGGAGGAACTCCTGTTTCTATAAATTCTTCGACCGCTTCTCGGGCTGCTTCTAAAACCTCGCGTTTTTTCCCTTTCGGATTCTTTCGAAGAATGACTCCATCAACTTCGAATTCTTCTAGCTCTCCTTGGTTGATGCCTGAACCCGTATGCAACGGCATATCCTCTGCTTCATCGAGATCTATGGAAGGAGGCACCTGCCCTAAGTGCT